GATATCGTCACCTACGGGTTGCGACACAGCACATTGTCTGCACAGATGCCATCAGAGAGCAGTTCCGTTGTGTCAAATGCCACGAACGGAATCGAACCACCTAGAGGATACCTGTCCGTTAAAAAATCGAAGAAAGGTACTCTTAAACAAATTGTTCCCCAGTACCAAACACTGAAGAACAACTACACTTTGCTCTGGGATATGCCATCTAACGAAGGTTATATCAAAATTGTATCCGTGATGCAGAAATTCTTCGACCAAGCTATCTCTGGCAACTGGTCGTATAATCCTCTGAACTATCCGGACAATGAAATCCCAGTTTCTGTGTGGGTAAATGACCTTCTAACTACATACAAGTATGGTTGGAAGACATCTTACTATCAGAATACCTACGACCTTCAAAAAGAGGAGGAAGTAATTGAAGAAAAGGATGCGATGAGTATCCAAGCAATGCTAGAAGAACTATTAGATCCAAACTACGAGGAGGAAGACTGTGACAGTTGCAAAATTTAAACTCAGCAAGGATGAAGTTAAGGGCATGACTGTCCTTAACACAGTCCCTGTGAATACCACCAAGCAACCTATGTTCTTTGGTGCTCCACAGGGACTTCAAAGGTACGATACATTCAAGTATCCTGAGTTTGATAAGCTAACTGAGAAGCAGTTGTCATTGTATTGGCAACCACAGGAGGTATCTCTACAGAAAGATCGCGGTGATTATCAACTGCTATCCAATGTAGAGAAGCATATCTTCACTTCTAACTTGAAGTACCAGATTATGCTTGATTCAGTACAGGGTCGTGCTCCTGGTATGGCATTCATTCCATTCTGTTCTCTTCCTGAACTAGAATCTGCCATGAATATTTGGCAGACAATGGAGATGATTCACTCCCGTTCATACACATACATCATTAAAAATGTGTATCCAGACCCCAGTGATGTCTTCGATCACATTCTTACTGATGATAGAATTCTTGAACGTGCTACCTCTGTCACAGCAGCATACGATGATTTCGTTCAGGCAGCACAGGAGTGGGGTGCTGGTAATTCGTGGCAACATGCCCTAGAGCAAGTTGATTCAGCACAGTGGGAACTCAAAGAACTCAAGCGTAGGCTCTATCGTGCCATCGTTAATGTGTATATCCTAGAAGGTATTCGCTTTTATGTTTCATTTGCTTGCAGTTTTGCATTTGCAGAGAGACAAAAGATGGAAGGTAATGCTAAAATTATTAAGTTGATTGCCAGGGATGAAGCACAACACATGACTATCACTCAGAAAATCATTAACAAGTGGGCGGCAGGTGATGACCCTGTAATCACTGAGATTATGAAAGAAGAGGAGCAGAATGTCATTGAGATGTTCCGTAAGTGTGTTGATGAAGAAGAGATTTGGGCTGAGTATCTATTCAAAGATGGTTCTATGATTGGTCTAAACGCACCACTTCTACAGAAGTACGTTCAATGGACTGCTAATCGTAGGATGAAGGCGATTGGACTTAAACCAATCTATGATGTTCCTGCTAAAAACAATCCGCTACCTTGGACGGAACACTGGTTTAATTCTAGTGGAGTACAGGTAGCACCTCAAGAAACAGAAGTGGAGAGTTATTTAAGTGGTGGGATTAAGCAAGATCTTAAGAAAGATTCGTTCAGTGGTTTCAAACTATGATAGAAAACTGGAAACAGAGAGCACTAGCAGACCCAGACCTAACAGACAAGCAGTACTTCTTGATGAAGTTAGGACCGAGCACTCTTGCAGAAGCTTTTATGCTTCAAGCAATCAAATGGAAATACCGGATCCGTGGGATGACCCACTGATGTAATAAATACCCCCAAGTGGGGTATTTTTTTATGAAAACTCAATCAGCAAAAGCAAAGGGTCGTCGTCTTCAACAATGGGTAAGGACGAAACTGATTGAGATGCTTGATGTTCACCCTGAAGATATAGAATCTCGCTCGATGGGTGCCGGTGGGGAAGACTTGATTATGGCACGGGCAGCGAGGTCAAAGTTTCCACACAGTATTGAGTGTAAAAACGTAGAAAAACTAAACGTTTGGGATGCTTACGAGCAAGCTGTGCTAAACTCAGGTGAGTATGAACCTCTTTTGATTATGAAAAAGAATGGAAAGAAACCTCTTGCTGTTGTGGATGCAGAATATCTCATTCGCTTGTATGAAAAATGAACCCATTAATTCTAATAGGATGCTTCACTCCCTTAGCATTGATCTGGATTATTATGAAACTAAGTGTGTGGATTGCTGCCGTAAATGAGGAGCAAACATATGTCAGAAAAGAATCCAAAAAACCACACGGACCTTATGTGGCAAATGCATATGCAGATGTTGACGAAGAGGAAGAGGAATATGGAGACCGCACGGATTATAGATGAAGCATTGTTTCAATATTACTCTGAAAGGGGTATGAATGTCCCCAAATGGAAACAAAAACAACCAGATTGGTGGCGTGAATACCTAATTAGTTTAGGATTAGATCCTAATAACCCATGAATAAATTTTTATAGAATTAATCAAATGAAAGTAGGTATTATCGGACTGGGTAGAATGGGCGAGGGTATGTCCCGCCGTATGATGAAGAAAGGTATTGAAACCTGGGGTTACAGACGCAACATCAAGAAAGCAGAAGAAGCATACGAGGCAGGATATGTTTCGGGTGTCACATATAGTATCGAACAACTTGCTGAAGTTCTTCACAGAGACAAGACAGCAGGTGAAGTTCCCGCTATCTTTATGATGGTTGTACCAGCAGAAAACGTAGAGGGAACTATCGATGAGCTATTACCATTTTGTGTGGAGGGTGATATTATTATTGATCATGGCAATTCCAATTTTAAAGACTCTAGACGCAGGGCAGAAAGGTTGTCTAAACTGGGCATCCAATATCTTGACTGTGGTACTAGTGGTGGTGTTTACGGTCTGGAGCGTGGATACTGTCTTATGGTTGGTGGTGCAGATACTGCAGTATCCGTCTGCCGTCCTATCTTTGACGCCCTCTCACCAGGCATCTCTGCTGCCCCTAGGACCAGTGACAGAGACAACTTCACTTGGTATCCTGAAGAGTACGGTTGGATGTATTGTGGGGGTCCTGGAGCAGGTCACTTTGTGAAGATGGTTCATAACGGCATTGAGTATGGCATCATGCAAGCATATGCTGAAGGATTTAATATCTTGGAGCAAGCAAATGCCGGAGCACAATATGTCAAAGAAGGAGATGCTGAAGTCGCTCCAATGGATAACCCAGCAGACTATTGCTACGACATTAACGTTGCTAAAGTTGCTGAGTTATGGCGTCGTGGTTCTGTGGTTGGGTCTTGGTTACTTGATCTTACCGCTGATGTTTTACGGCGCGATAGAGAGCTTAGCAAGTTCGATGGGGGAGTTAGCGATAGTGGTGAGGGTCGTTGGACGGTTCACGCTGCTGTGGATCTTGGTGTACCCGCTCCTGTCATTAGCAGTGCATTATACTCAAGATTTGAAAGCAGAAGACTTGGACGATTTGCCAACAAAGTATTGAATGGAATGAGAGCAATGTTTGGTGGTCATGATGTTAGGTGAAGCACTCAAATGGATCGCAATACCTTTTGTACTATCCACAATATATTTCGGGATACGAAAGGGTGAAAATAACTACTATGAATCAGACAAATATGATGGAAATGGAACAGCACACTAGCGCAGGCATCGTTATTTTTGGTGCCACTGGAGATCTTTGCAAGAAGAAACTTATTCCAGCATTGCATAATCTCTGGAAGAAAGGATTGCTTCCAGAGAACTACTTAATTACTGGTTGTGCCAGAAGAGCACCAACAGCAGCACAATGGAAAGAATCTCTTGGTGATTATCCTGATGAATTTCTATATCATTTAGATTACATTTCCGCTGACCTGGATAATGTAGATACACTATCTCACCTTCCAGATTATCTACATGATAATACCTATTTCTTATCTGTACCACCAGAGAGGTATGCTAATGCCATCACCAATCTCAAACAAGCAGGAAAACTCGACGACCCGGACCACTCCAGAGTGGTTATCGAGAAACCTTTTGGGCACGATTATAAATCTGCTGATAATCTATCAACTTTGGTTGCTAGACATCTACGCGAGAAACAAGTATATCGTATTGACCATTATCTTGGTAAAGATACTGTCGATAACATTCTTGCTACACGGTTTAGTAACATTTTGCTTGAACCACTATGGAACCGGCAATATATAGATGAAGTACAAATCTTTGCTACCGAAACTATCGGTTGTGAAGGTCGCAGTCAATACTATGAGACTGCTGGTGCCGTTCGTGATATGCTACAGAACCATATTCTACAGGTTTATTCCTTGATTGCCATGGAAGCACCATGTAGAATGGATGCTAGAGAAATCAGGCGGGAGAAGACTAAAGTTCTTGCCGCCACACGTTTAGGGGAGGACACAATCCTTGGACAATACAGCGGCTATCGTGATGAAGAGGGTGTTGATCCTAACAGTGGCACTCCTACCTTCGTTGCTGGTACTTTATACTGTGATAACTGGCGCTGGGAGGGGGTTCCTTTTCGCGTCCTGACTGGTAAGAAACTACCATACCAATGTGTAGAGGTAGTTATTAAACTCAAAACACCACCACTAAAACTATATGAGGGAGAGGTAAATGATAGGATTGTTATTCGTATTCAACCTAATCCCCACCTCGATATTCGGGTCGATATTAAGTCTCCCGGTCTGGATGATGGTCTGGAACTTGCAACACTTACTGTTGATTATCCATCTGATAGGTCCATCGATGGATACGAACGACTGCTATTCGATGCCATCAATGGAAACCAATCCCATTTCGTACACGCAGATGAAGTAATGGAGAGTTGGAGGATTGTTGATGACCTTCTTTGTACTGGAGAACTTTGTCCTATTCGTACAGTTCCTTACATCTATGTTGGTGGATGGGGTCCACAACATAAGACAGATAGAATTACTCAATGGGACTATCCAGCATGACACACGTTCAACTATTTGTCAGGCACACAATGGAGAACACATGGGCGCTAGGATTTATGTCCTTCGCCCTTGTTTTTGTACCAATTTTAGGTATGTGGGCGGTACATAAATATGGATGGGAACATTGGGAACCATTCTCTCGTCATGAATCTGATACTGAAACCACTGAATGATATTAATGACCCAACTTGGAGCATAATCATCAGTATAATTTTGCTTTTGATTGGCGTAGGATATGTAGTATATTGGATATTAAACTATGATCAAAAAAATTCTTAGTGTAGCAGCAGCACTTACACTTGCTACACCAGCATTAGCAAAAGACCCAGAAGTAAAACCATTTTCACTATCTGCTACTGGGTGTATGATTCTCAGGGAGTGTGTGGAGGATGTCAAACAAGTCTTCAGTTTACTTGATGTGTCTACTGAGTATGATAATCCTGAGCGTTTTACTTATGTTGCTAACGAGTTCAACTCCATGCTCGTTTATCTCAATCAGATCGGAATTGACGTGTTTTTAGCAGACCAAAGGTATTTTGCTGTAGGTGCCAGAGGACTATATCATTCTAAACACAATAGATTTTTCCTCAACAAAGCATTTATGGGTCGTCCCAGTGCTTTGATGGCGGTGATGAGACATGAAGGTTATCATGCCGCTCAAGATTGTATGGCAGGCACCATTGATAACAGTATGGTTGCTATCATTCAACCTGAAGAAAATGTACCAAAGTATTGGCAGAAAGTTGTGGAGGATACCTATCCTAAAGAAGCATGGCCTTGGGAGAAAGAAGCATTTTGGGCGGGACATACAGAAAATATGACAATGAATGCCCTACATGCCTGTGCTTCAGACACACCTATGTGGGAAGTTTACAAACCTACACCACTCACCCGTAAGTGGTTGGTGAAGAACGGGTATATTACTAAATAGCTATGGGTAAGTTTATACGCTCCATAATGGAAAAGAAAGACCACGATGGCTATCAGTGGTGGGATGAAGGACTATCAGCGGTAGTTCGTCTAATTATTTTGTTATGGGCAGCCAGTATATTAACCTTAAACTATGTAACCATTCCTGTATTCCCCAAGCAGGATAAAATCGATCCGACTTTCATCGCCAGCGTCTTTACTGGGACGTTAGCTACTTTTGGGGTTCTTCCTAGTAAGGATAAAAAGAAAAAGAAAGAGGATGACGACGATGCAAAATCTAGTTAACGTTATTGCTCTACTATCTGGACTGGTATCACTATCAGTTCTAGGTGGTGGAGCATATCTTTATGTCAACAAAGATGCTCTCATCGAAGATGCCAGAGCAAAAGCAACTGAAGCAATCACAGAAGCAATCACAGAGGCACTTCCTGGTATGGTAGATGCTGCTATGCCAGAGATTCCAGCACCAGCAGAACTACCC